AGCCGTCTCGGGGATAAAGCCGTTCGCTAGAACTGCGTCAGGAGGTTGCCCGACGTTCTGCTGCCCGTCAGGAAATCCCACATAGGTTTCTGCAAAGTTGATCATTGAAAGACACCCGTTAGATTATCGTGACCTAGAGTATTCAAACTATTCGGATTATACACCGCGAGGGTTGGCCCGCCAACATCCAAATATCCAATTCCGACATCAAGCTCTGCGGGTACAACACCTCCAAGAGAAGACGTTCCAGCAGGTGCCGAGCCCCGTGTGGTTACTTGAATATCACTACCGTTGGCAGTCAAATAGTCTTGCCCGCCATTAACGAACAATTCTCCGGGCGGAGGTTCTTTTCCAAAGCGGAAAGGAATGTCCATGAAAGACACAGCCACGGGAGCGTTGCTCACTGCAACGGGAGCGAGGTCCCGCATTGCAGGCTGGATAGTCTGCTTGACAAAGAAACCGTTCGTGAATAGTAGAACGGTGGCAGGGTAGGATTCGAGGTATTGGCAGTCCGTAGGATTCGTCAAGTATTTCAACCCACGAATCATATCCACGGGAGTACCCTTGGACGTATTAACGAACACCCGAAACTTGATTGCAGAACGGTAATCGTCGTCCGTGCGCCCCAGGCGGGATTCGCCAACGATATAACCACATCCGTCCAGCTGAACGCCGACAGCAGTGTCGATCCACCGTTCTGCAATGAGTGTGTCCGCATCGGTTTCCAGCACCGTGAGCGGACCTACAATTGCAGCCAGCAGCGCCCGCAACTTGGGCGAGTTGTCAAACTGGCCTGTCAGTCGGGGTAGAGCGATTGCTGCGTAGTCAAGCATATCAAACTCCTACCACCGTGATTCGCGTCAGGCCAAAGCTGGCAAGCTCCGCCCGTGCGATAACGATGTTTGTCGTTGCATAAGTAGGCGTATCGATGGGAGATGCGGTAATTGCAGCCTCCACAGTGATCCCGCCTAAGCCAGGGGTGGATTCGTAGATGGGGCCGAAGAACCGCTGAATGATCACGTCCTTACCAATTCCAATCGAGTTGCCGTAGGTAAGCACAGCGTTCTTGATCGTGGTCACGTATTCCGGATTCAACGCCTCTTCCAAGTCCAACAAATTGATCGTGACGCGAATCCATGCGTACTTACTGGCAGGGCGCGAGAAACGACAGGTCTGCATGTCACCATTCTCATCCAGAACTTGGACGCTGGTGTTCCCGTATGTCTCAATCCCGGCCGGCTTGACTTCAAACAATTTGTCTGCAACTGCTTGATCCGAACCTCCCGACACCACCGTCTCAAACGAGTGCGATGGTAGGTTATTCGCGTCAATTACGTTTGTCCGGTTCTCGTAGATTGCAACGTAGCTGACCGAATCCACTTCCGCAAGGATGCGCGAGCGGATTGCCTGTGCTGTTGCTGCACCAGTGACGCGGACGCTGTTGGCGTGCCGCTCGCGCAACTCTTCGTCGGTTTCCACTGCCCGACCAATATCTCCAGCGACGAGGTTATTGACAGCGTCCCATCCGAGGATAGAGCTGTCAATCCTGTCAAGACTTCCAACCGGAAGCGCGAATGCTCCCATTTCTAAAGCAGTGAAGACGACAGGGGTTCCAAGCAAGCGAATGGACAACTTGCTATCCACCGTCAAGGTGAAGTCGCTATACAGGTCAAACGACTTCATGGTTAGCACGCCGTTGGCAGCACTTGCCTTGAAGTTTGCAGGGTTGAACAGTGCAGCAAGCCCGGCAGCAATCTCGTCCGCGGTAGCACTTGCGCCCGATGTATAGACCACACTTACACCGCCTGCAATCACTTGATAGTTCGCAGCATTGGAAACGGTGAGGATCTCAATCTCTGCGTGCCCTGTGCTGGACCGTGAAATAACGGTGTCCGCCGTGGTTACATACTGTCGATTATCCAGAGCGCGGGCAATTGCGCCAGCAGGGATCAGCGTGCTCTCCGCGCCGTAGCACATAGCAGTGACGGTCGTTGGTGCAGCAGCCAGGCGGGTAAGCCCCACAAACGACACCGCACCGTCCAGCGAAGTTCCTTCCGCGCTGAATGGATACATGCTGTCATACGTGTTTTGCAGAGCTTCGTAAGCGTCGTCCAATGCCGCTGCAAAGATACCAATGATCTGACCGACCACAGCATCCGCATTCGTATTCACCGGGCCCAGTGCATCCGTGAACCGCTGGTCGTAATCACTTTTGATTTCGGGAAGACGAGGGCGCTCAAAACCCTGTTCGGTCAAGCTCATGTATTCACCTCGACAATTCCGTAAGGCGTGTCCGCCGTGAATTCAACCTCTAGCTTCCTGGTTGAATTGTTGAACTTATAGGAGAAGGAAAGAATCTGTCGAACCCCTTCCACTTCAAGAATACTTTTCCGCAATGCAGCAAGCGCCCCGGAGAGCGTTAATTGCTTGCCTAGAATCTGCTGGAGGTAAGGGGTTCCGAACTCGGTGTCCAGAAACCATTCGCCCCGCCATAGCTTCAGCTTGATCAGCAACTGCTGGCGCACCTGTGCAGCCTTATCCACCAGCTTCAGATCTAGCGAGCTGGTGTCAAGATCGTGGTTAGATGAAAGGGCGATATCAAGCATAGCCGAAATGATACCATTCAAATGGCGCTATAATCAAGCTCCGAACATCAAGCATTTGGAGACCCTGTATTTCCAGGCCCGGGCTGGACTCCGCTGTGCGTATGCGTGTGAAGGGTCACACCGTTGCTGGACAAGTTTCCGCCGTCGTGGGTCATGTCTCCGCTGATACTTGTTCCAGCACCGCCACCGCTTCCGGTCATGCCCGCCTGATAGGTGAATAGGCCTTCCGTCGTGAGCGTGCCCGTGTTAAGCGTGCTCGGTGTGGTTATCTTGGTTCCGCCAGGAGCGTTAATCTCCAACGCGCCCCCTTCAGTCAGTCGAATAAAGGCAGGGCCGAAGAATATGGTCATGTCGGCATTGTTGCCGCTATCACCTGCACCTGCATTTCCAAGATCGCACATGACCGCATAGGCGTCTTGGAGATCAAACATTCGGCGGTCGTCCGTTCCATCCACAGCTTGCTGAGAAAAGACAAGCAAGCAACGATCGCCTGGCTTCACTGGCCCCTTGACCCCTGCTGCACCGCCTGCAAACGAAGGCCAGCACACTCGCACATTCGGAATGATGGGGTAGTCCAACACATCCCCATCCGCGAACCGCTTCTTGCCAGTTGGTGCCACCCTTGCGACACCGCCCTCGTACGACACAATGACACCAGGAAGGCAAGTATTCACGTCCAGCAGTTGGGCGCGAATAAGACCCATCAGGGCCTCGACTGGATTGTTTGATGTCTCTGCCATTATTTCACGTATCTCAAAGTCAGTTCGCTGTGCCACTCGTTGCCGTGCGTGTCACCCGTGTGGTTGATTTCCTCAATACGAAAGAACTCACCGTCAATACCCTTAGACTTCACCTGCACATACCCGCCAGGCTCGAGCAGTGGTTGCAGAAGGGATTTCACTTTGTAGCCCAGCACACGAAGCATCTCTTGGACTTCCCCATCCTTATCTCGCTCGGTAGTCTTGCGAACGCCGGGCTGCGTTGCAGTGATACCCTCTTTGGCAGCAGCCTTTTCCGTCATTGTTTTGGACTCTTGCATGGGCGAGCCCAGCAGACCCGTATCGGGTGACAGCAAATAGGCCTTCTGCTTGAACACACCGCCCTTCTTAATAATCTGGATTTCCCTGTTCTGGATGCTCCACTCCAGCCCCCCATTCTCACACGCCTTGTCCATTGCATCGCGAACACGCCCAACGAATGCGAACCCTGACGGGTAAGTCTTCTTGGCAACGTCGGCGGGTAAGGGGCGCACAGGTAGGCCGAACTTCTTACTGATTGCGGACAGCACTTGGGAAACGGTTGCACCCTTACCGAATGCCAGCGACACCTTCGCGTCCCGGAATTCCATGAAACCGTCTTGCAATTCCAATTCGGTAATCCAGTCCGGGCCTTCGCGCACTGTGAGCGTGCGAGTGACGTTCCCGCTGAAAATTATGGTCGCGCCAATGTCTTCGCTGTAACCAGCTTTCAGAATGAGCACATTTCCGATGACCTCAATGAGGGCACGGGTCTCTGGTGCAGCGTTCCAGATCTTCACCGTACATTGGTTCGGGGACTTTGTTGCGCCCTTCTGAATGCTGAACGAAAAGCGCAGGCCTGCAAGCTCTTTACCCTTGCCGCCTTCCTTACCAATGACGAGTGATGCGGTCCTATTGAAGAGCATGACTTATTGATCCCAAAGTGTGGAGCCGCCGTCCCACGACGTGAAAAGGCTGTCCCACGCAGTTCCAATGAGCGGTTCGGACACAGTCTGGCGAACGGGTTGTGCAGTGACCACAGGATCCGGCTCGTAATAGTACAGACCGAAGTTCGTCGCCAGGTCGCTATACGAAGCACGATCAGCGAATCCTTTTTCCTGCACGAAGTACAAGTCGCCCGCAGGCAGCAGGGTATTCTGAAAGCGCCCAATGAGCGGGAAGTTCTTTACCATCTTCACGTTTCTGAGGATGGGCGTTTCGTCTGCTGTGCTCACCGAGAGCGAGAAGTAACCGAACCGTTCATTCCACAGCACCCTCAGAATATAAGGGTTTCCGTCAAGCTCTACGCTGACAAGCTGGTCGGTCGTTTCGGGTTGAAGCGGGATCTTTTGAATGAGTGCCATTAGTTAAAAACCCTCGACAAAGTGCTGGAGGGTTTCTGTACCGTCTCAGCTTGCTTCTTACCGCCATCCTTTGCAGGTTCAGATTTTTTGGCTGTGCTACCGTTCGCACCACCAGCCTTGGCCTCTTTCTTGGGGTTGATCCCGTCCGGGACATCCACCATCTGAGTGGCGACCTTTCGGATGTTAATAAACTCCGCGCTGAATTCAATAGCTTCGCCCACACCTGCACCGCGAGGAATTGTCACGTTCGTCAGAACCATGTCGTCATAGATACGATGCTTCGTATAGACCGTCACGGGTTCCTTGAGTTTGATCAACTGGTGCAGCAAGTCGAACACCGCCTGAGTTCGATTACCCACCTGCCCCGAATTGACAATACCCTGAACCGATTGACTAACAGTGAGCGGAGTGTCTGTCACAAAACCCTTGATTTTGAGCTTGTCCGCTTGGTCGATAACGTGGTCAGTGACTGGTGCCCCAGTCTCGACGGGGTTGCTTGTTGCCTCAGCTGTCCATTCATGGTTCTCGTCCAGCACTGCGTCAAGCTCAATGTTCCCGTAAAGATTTCCAAAACTGGTCTGAAACCATTGCCCGCCGAAATATAATCCAATCATGTTGCGTCCTTATGGTGCATAGACAGCAAGGTCGCGAGCCAATTTATCGTTGGCACCCTTACCGAAGGATTGTTGAGCTGCACCCTGGAGGAACTTGGCTTGTTCCGCAGTCGTTCCAGGCGGGACGGTGACTGTCACGTTGGTGTTACTTTGCACGTTCGGGCGCCCTGCCCCCATAGCCGCTGGCGCAAGCTGCGCCGGTGCAACGGTAGGGACTGCACCCATTGCGGGGCCTGTGCCGGCCCCTGGGCCTCC